GATTAAATAGGATAGAGAATAAGTTAGACGGGAAACGCTAGTTGTAACGTGTACCGCTTCCGCTACGAAGCTAAGGAGAAAAACAATGTTTGTCAAGATAAAAAAATTTTTATACAAAAAAGTGAATAGTTTGTGTTATGGTATATTTTGCGCATTTAGGGACGGTTCTCGGTTAAGGAGTCCCAATATATCTAATCACAACTTTTTTACAAACGATATTGATGGTAAGCCTGACTATTCTGGTTTTTAATAATTTGGAGTAGATTATGGTATGGGTAAACCTCGTTATATAATGGATACAGTAAGGAATCAATGGGATGATATGGAGCCTGAGGGTTTTGATATAGTTCAAGCTATGACTGTTTTGAAGAATCTTGCGCCGATTGTAAAGGACAAGATAGATAGTGGTGACGATTATATAATAGAGTTGGTGACTATTCTTTCTATTATTGAGAATCAGGAGATACCGGAGATAATTGATTTTTTCCCGCCGGAGTCATTTATAGTAAACGCATGATAAATATGAACTGGAGAGAGACACACTTCACTATTGCACTATTGGTCGAGAAAATTCATTGAAAGTGAAGATAATGCAATAATGAAGTCTCTCTCTCTCCAACTGTAGATATGTTAAACAAAGTAAGGACGATAAAGGGTATTGAGCGCATAATTTACTCTTCTGAGGCTGAATTTAGAAAAGACCACCCTGATGTGTCTCTTGAGAAAAATTGGCGCAAAGCTCCTGAGGATGCCTGGGTACTGACTGACAATAAAAAAGTTGTGCAGGTTATAGCCAGGAAGGACATATTGCGCCGAAACAAGAAATATGAGTTCATTCGCACAGCTTATGGTCAATTTCTTTGTGAGGACTATGTTAGTATAGATGGAGAGCCTAAGAACAATATTTACACATTTGGTGGGAAAAGCTGGTATGAGTACGTAAATGACAGAAAGGAGCCAACTAAGCGCGAATTTATGTTTGCCAAGTATTATACTACTGAGTCTAATGCTGTTGAGGCTTATATGAAGGCTTATGGTACTGGTACTACTAAGAATGCAAAGGAGAAATCTAGTCTTTTATTAAAACAGAGGAGGGTTATAGATTTGATAAATACCGAATTTCAGAAGGCTTTAGACGAAAATGAGGCATCGCCCACTTATCTTGTACGTGAGATGAAGGGAATCATTGATGATGCGTCGTCTAATAACAGGGATAAGATTCAAAGCATTAAGGTACTTATGCAGGTATCTGGTATGTTAAGCACAGAAAAGAAAACAGAGAGTGTTACCGTTTTTCAGGGGTTCTCTCAGGAGCAGTTAGATGCAATCAAACAGCAAAAGCCAAAAGCTATTGCTCACGCGGAAAGAGCTATCGAGCCGACTACATAGAGGTTGCGGGGTTTGCAAAAAAAGCACGCCTTATTGGTTTATACCTCTAATTAGTGTATATCATAAGAATCCTATAGGATATGTATGCAGTAGATGCAGTAGTGAGTATGCAGGTGATTTATCGCTGATAGTCCCTGTTTTTGATAATTATACAATAATAGGGTTTTCATAATGGGTGTAAAGAATGATTTTGTTAATTGGCAGTTAAAGACTGGTCAGTTAGACCATTGGACGGCTTATCATTTAGCGGCTGGCGCATTTATCTGCAAGGTTGCTCAATGGCTGGGTGCTTCTGATTTGTGGGCAGTTCTCTGTGTAGTGATAATTGGTGTGGCTTGGGAAGTATATGAGTGGTTTATTGAGGATTATAAGGTATATGGCGGAAAATCGCGCTGGGCTTGGAACACAGCCGCTGACCTTTTTGTTGAAATAGCTATAGCAATTTGGATAGTAATCTAACAACTGACGATAAAGACAGGGTTTTAAATCTTTGCGCTAATGATTTGATTGCTTTCGGCAAATTGTTCATGCCGGAAGATTTTGTCAATAAGAGCGCAAGTCCGGCATTTCATTATAAAATAGCAAATTTGATGCTGAATCGTAAGAAACGGCGCGTTGCTATGGTTATACCCAGGGGTTTTGGCAAATCTATTCTTTGTAAGTGTGCTTTGCTCCACCGTGTTCTTTTTAGTCCTAAGGAGAAGACTCAGTTCCTGGCATGGGTAGCTGAGGAACAGTCCCAGGCTATTTACCATGTAAAGTATATAAAATACCATTTAGAGTATAATATGGCTATTAGGCACTATTTTGGAAATATGTCTGGCGATGCTGTTGGCAACAGGTGGACAGAGAAGGATTTTGTTACAGCTAATGGTCATCGTATCATGGCAAAAGGGACAAGTCAGCGTTTACGTGGTCGGAGTCAGGGCAATGTACGTTATACTGGTATCATACTTGATGACTTTGAATCCGAGTTAAATACCAAAACCCCGGATAGGCGTGCTGAGATTAAGTCTTGGATTGTTTCTACTGTTTATCCTGCTCTTGAGGAATCCAGGGGTAATGAGGGTTTTATCTGGCTGGCTGGTACTATTGTCCATTATGATTCATTCCTTCAAATGGTTGTGGACGGATGGCAGAGTGCAGATGATAAAGATGAGTATCCTTGGGATTTAGTCTTTGAAAAAGCTATAGTTGATGGTAAAAGTATCTGGAATGACTATTTCCCGTTAAAAAAGCTTAATGAGAAGAAAAGAGAGTTTACAGAGGCTGGTCTCTTAAATAAGTTCGCGCAGGAATATATGAATGATGCCCGTGATAGTTCACAGGCTATCTTTAAAACTGAGCGACTTCAGAATTATAGAGGAACTTTTCACACAGAAGATAGATATACGTTCCTAAAGGAAGGGGATGAGCTTACTCCAATCAATGTTTATATTGGTGTAGATATGGCTCATACCGCTGTCAAAACATCAGATTACTCTGTTATTTTTGTTTTAGGGATAGATTCAGAGGGTAATCGCTATGTTCTTGACTATTATCGCGAGAGGATACCTACATTCGACCTTTCAGAAAAAGTATTACAGTATGCTAAGTTGTACGCGCCGATCAGGCGTGTCGTTGTAGAAACAGTTGGTGCTCAGGAGATGGTTAGAGATATGCTCCATCGTATGAGCAGGGCGCAGAGATTTAGTTTACCTGGCGTTACAAAGGGTATAAAGCCTCCGCATGGTTTAAAAAAGGAAGATAGGATAGAAGGTTCATTGGCTAGTTTGGTAAATACAAAGCGCGTTTATATCAAAAAGACGCAGACTGAACTTGTTGACGAATTGTGGGAATTTCCGCGCGGAAAACATGATGACATACTTGATGGCTTTTACTATGCAAACTACTTTGCAAAGTCGCCAAAATCTAGTAAATTTAAAAAGAGTCAGGATAAGCCCAAAGATAACGAAAGTTGGTGGGAAGGTATAGGTAAAAAGTATAATGCCTATACTGGGCAACGATTAACTTAAAAAAAAGAGGGATAAATGGCTAATAATAGAATAAAGGTTCATACATCTTGCGAGATAATTCAGAATAATGATGTTTCTGACTTGGAAGGTATTGATTACAGTCATACTGCTTTAGATGGTAATGCCGATTCAAGAACATGGGGTGGTACTTATACTGTTAGAAGTGCAGAAACAAATTCTTATACAGATGGGGATGTCTGCTTTTGGAATGGTGTAGTTGTTGCAGACCCTTCCGCGAGTGGCGGCTTGGGCGATGATACCTGGACTAAGGGCAGTGTAGAAAAAACAGGTTCTTTTCCTGATACTGCTCATGTAGTTGCTGTTGAATATGTCAGTGAGCTTGGTACTGCTAATGTATCTGTTAATATTGGTGGTCAACTTCATGCATTACTTAAGGTTGGGGAGAGTGTTGTAATACCTCTTCATACTGGAGATGCTGTTGCTGATGTTGATATTTACTCAGCAGAATATGTAGTTGACACTCATGAAGCCACTGTAAATGTAATGGTTGCTGGTGTATAAATGCCTCCGGAGAACGGTTCTGAATCTAAAGGCATAGATGAGCTTTATTATTTGACTCTCCTAGCGGAGTGGCAGTCAAAACAAAAAAATCGACAAGAACTTGACTTTTCTGAAGAAGAAATGATACAGTTCCAAAATGCTCTCGCATATTTCAACAAAGAGGAAAATCAATGGGGACCAATGAATGAGGCTTCTGGCGGACGAAGAATTAAACAGGAAACCTTACAGGAAATGACAGAGGCTTTTGAACCATATATAAGAGAAGGCATATCAAATCTTGAGCATCCAGTCGTGAAAAAGCACTCTCAACATTACTCAAATAAAAAAAAGCACGAAGAACGGAAAACGAGAGACTGGGATAGAATGCAAAAGAAGATTGATGAAGGCGGATACAAAGGTGATGATTGGGCAGAAAAGCAATTTTCATATGAGAATATTCTTAACCGTATAGAGATTGGTGATGCTCCTGGTGGATTAATTGGTTATGTGTCGGATATCGAAAATATAAATAGAGAGGGGTATTTGGAAGAAAGGGCTGGAGCTTATTATTCAAACTTTAGGCAAACTAAAGAGAACAGAATAGATGGAAAAATGCTTGGTGGCCCAGATACATTAGTTTTGGGTGACAAGGGATATGTGGATTTTGACTATCCAATACGCGTTAATCCAATAGGTGGAAAGATTACTGGTCCAGCTCCAAGTTTTTTACACGAGCTTATGCATACCAGAACTAAAGATAATTCGATGCAAATATCACATAATAATCCTTTATGGTCACAAGAAGGATTTAATAGATTTGTACATAAGCCGCTTGCTGAAAAAACAATGGGAACTGCTGAGAGGCGGCCTGTCTGGGAGAATGAATCAGGTCTTGGTGAACCGCGCTGGGAGTATGACGAATCCTATATTCCTGATGTTCAGCCGGAAATGGAAATAAGAGATATGTTTAGAGAGGTTTTCCCTTGGCGTAGCTATGGAGCAGATTATTAATGGAAATGTTTCAGAAAGATGCTCGTGCCGAGGCTATTCAGGATACTTTTGAATATTATTCTGAGTCCCGTAGTGATTGGGAAAATGAGGCACGTGACGATTTAGATTTTTATTTAGGAAACCATTTTGATTCTCAGGAAGAAGAATACTTATCATCTATAAATCAGGGTAGCTATGTAATTGACAGAATATATCCAGCGGTGGAGCAACTCAAGAGTATGCTCACAGCCAAGACACCAAAGTTCACCGCTATCGGTAGGGAAGACTCTGATAATAAACTCGCTATGGTCTGGCGTACTATTCTTGAGTATGTATGGGACGTTTCAGATGGTGATGTTAAGTTTAAAGAGGCTATCCATGATTATGCTACTATTGGAGTAGGGTACTTGTATGCCTATTTAGACCCTCAAGCTGATATGGGTAGGGGTGAAATTAAGTTCACTTCTTTGAACCCTTTCCGAGTGTATGTTGACCCCGCAAGTAGAGACAGGTATCTAAAAGACGCATCCTCTATTATTGTTTCTACAATACTTACGGAAGAGCAACTTATTCAAACCTACCCTCAGCTTATAGAACCCGATGAAGAAGGCAATATTCTTCTTGAAGGAATAGAGCCTTATAACGAGGGTGTTTATTCTGAAGATGATTTTCCATCAAGCAGTAAGTCTAATCGTCAAGTGACATTTACTCCAGATGTTGTAAAAAATTATCAGCATAAGGGGAATAAAACACCAAAAAGGTATCGACTATTAGAGCATTATAGTAAGATACATGTAACATTCTACAGGGTAGAAAACAGGATTGATGGTACTGAGAAGATTTTTGATGAAGCGCAAATGGCTGAATTTTCATCAAGTCCTGAGGGTAAGAAGTTATTGTCTGAGGGATTTGTTGATTTTGTTCCTGTTAAACAGCCGAGGGTTATGCAGGTCTGCGCTCTTGGTCAAATTATACTTTATGAATATCTTCTTAATACGGATATATTTCCTGTAGTTCCTATTCCTAATATATGGACAAATACTCCCTATCCTAAGTCAGATGTTTCCAAATGTAAGGACATACAAAGACTTATAAACAAGTTGTTCTCTCTTACTCTGTCTCATGCTCAGACATCAGCAGGTTTAAAACTTATAGTTCCTCAGGGTAGTGTTGAGGATATACAGCAATTAGAGCAGGATTGGGCAAATCCTAATGCAGTTATTGAAGTTGAT